CTATGGATGCAATAGTTACAAGATCAATTACTTTTCAAGGTACAGGAACATTAACAAGATCAACTGTATAACTTAATTTATGTCAGTAATTGATAGAGTTAAAACACATTTTGAAACTCTGCAAACAATTACTATTGAAGTGGAAGAATGGAAAGACGAACATGGTAATCCATCTGTCTTTTATTCCGAACCTTTAACTCTTGAAGAAAAAAATAAGATTTTTCAAAAGTCCAATAACTTCCAAGACTTAACTGTTTTGGTTGATCTATTAATTATGAAACTTCAAGTTAAGGATGACAAAGGCGAATTAAAAAAAGCTTTTGCACCTGAAGATAAATTCTCTTTAAGAAAAAAAGCAGATTCAAATGTTATTGCAACAGTAGCCAATAGAATCCTTGCTGATACCAATTACGAGGTGGCCGAAAAAAAATAGTTAGCGACCCCTCAACAAGGTCGCTTCTCGTTGTAGCTGACCGACTCCACATTACCATCCAACAAGTTTTACAAATGCCAGTCAGCCATTATAATCTTTGGTTAGCTTACTTGAAAAAAGAACAAGATGAGTATAAAAGTCAAGAGAGAATGGCTAAACATAGAAGATAATAAATGGCACAGAAATTAAAAATAGACATAGTAGCAAAAGATAGGTCGAAACAAGCCCTACAAGGTTTGCAAGGAAGCTTGGGAAGAATAAAAGCTTCTGTTTTTAATTTAAGAAATGCCTTTATCGGTTTGGGTGCTGGTCTTGTTATTAGAAATATTGTTAATACAGGAAAGCAAATTGAAAACCTACAAGTTCAATTAAAATTCTTATTTGGTTCAGCACAAGAGGGTGCAAAAGCTTTTGATGAAATGGCGAAGTTTGCCGCTAAAGTTCCTTTCTCCCTAGAAGAAATACAAAAAGGTTCTGGAGTTCTTGCAGTTGTTAGTAAAGATGCCAAAGAACTCGCTAACCTAATGAAGATTACTGGTAATGTTGCGGCTGTAACAGGACTAGATTTCAAAACAACAGCCGAACAAATCCAAAGATCATTGTCAGCCGGTATCTCTGCCGCAGATTTATTTAGAGATAAAGGTGTTAAAGATATGCTAGGTTTTAAAGCTGGTGCAACAGTATCGGTAGAAGAAACAGTAGCGGCTTTTGAAAGAGTCTTTGGAGAGGGTGGAAGATTTGATGGTGCTACCGATGAACTAGCCAAAACATTTAGTGGTACTCTCTCAATGATAGGCGATAAAGTTTTTAACTTTAAAAGAGTCCTATTAGATGCTGGTTTTTTCTCTCAATTAAAAGCACAATTTGGCGATCTTAATAAATCATTAGAACAAAACTCTGCAACAATGGATAAAATAGCCATTACCATTGGAACAGTATTAGCGATTGCAGTTGAAAAGGTTGCTGATGGTTTTAAATTTATGGCAAAACATTCTAGAGAATTTGGAATAGCCATTAAAGCGTTAGTAGCATTAAAAATTGGAATAATGCTTATCAATTGGGGTAGAGCATTAATTCCTATTGTAGCTTCAATGAGAGCATTAGTATCGTTATCAGGAGTAGGGTTAGCATTGGTAGCGGCTTCTGTAACTGCTTCTGTTGCAACTTTTTTAGCTTTAGGAAAAGCACTTGATGATATTGAAGAAAAGATAAATAAAAATTTTACTAAACACAGAGATAATTTTGATTTTGAAGATGCTAAAGCACAAGCCATTCTTAAATCACAAGAGGGCATAACAAAAGAAGTTGAAAAACAAATAGAACCAGTTAAAAAAATTGGAGAAGAATTTAGAAGAATCAATGAGGGTGCTATTGCTAAACTTGATAAACAAATCAAAAATATCAATACGACTATTGCAACAGGCATTAGTAGCGGTATTACAAAAATGTCAGATGGATTAGCAAGATCCATCATACTTGGAGAGAAACTATCAGATACATTTAGAAAAATGGCAAGTGAATTATTAGTTAGAATTTTAAGCACTACCATAGAAGTTATTGCAAGAAAAGGTGTTGAACTTGCTATTGAAAAATTAATTACAAGAGAAAAAGCAAAACAATGGGCTTTTGAGGATGCTAAAACAAAATCTAATTTATTAAGTACAGGCATGAGTTTTCTAGGATTACAACATGGAGGAGCAGTATCAAAAGGCACACCAACTCTTGTGGGAGAACGAGGCCCGGAGATGTTTATTCCCAACACCTCTGGCCAAATAACACAATCTGCTAGAGGAACTGGTGGAGGTAGTGTTAATGTTAATTTCACTATCAACACAATAGACTCCAGAGGTTTTGATGAAGCTTTAGTAGCCAATAGAGGAACAATTGCTTCTATTATTAATAATGCTATGAATGAAAAAGGATCAAGAGGTGTCGTATAATGAGTGGTGCATTTCCAATATCAACTTCTAAATTTTCAACAATGGGTATTCAATCTATCCAACCCACACTTATTTCTAAATCTATAAGTGGAAAAAAATTATCAAGAACGATTGATGCTCAAAGATGGGCATTTACTATTTCTATTATTACATCAACTAGAGCAACTGCTTACGGAGAGTTAATGGCTTTTATCGTTAAGCAAAGAAGCGGAAAAGAAAACTTTACGATTATTCCTCCAGAATTAGAAGATGCTAGAGGTAATATTAGTGGAACTGTTTTAGTTAATGGTGTTCACGCAGTTGGAGATACAACGATTGCTGTTGATGATATGACAGGATCGTTAAAAGCTGGAGATTATTTAAAATTTGCACATGATAAAATTTATATAGTGGTTGCAGATGTTACAGCCGATGGTTCAAATGAAGCAACAATAACAATAGAGCCACCTCTCACAACTGCTTTAGCGGATGATAGTTCGGTTACTTATGACAACGTTCCTTTTACAGTTCATCTAACCAATGATATGCAAGAATTCGGAGTTGTAGGAGTTGATAAAGACGGAAACCATTTATACAAATTTGAATTTGATGTGGAAGAAACTTTATAATTTTATAACGAAAGGAGGATATATGCCAAAGAAAAAGAAGAAGAAAAAAGGCAAGAAGAAGAAGAAAAAAGGCAACAAAAAGAAAAAAAGAAAATAGATATTAGATGACGCAATATCTTGTGAAGTATTGGATCAATGTTGATATGTTGGCTGAAGAAGTAGTAGATAGCGAACACATTAACATTGATACTAATGATTTAGGAAAGTTTAGAAATCCTAGTAAAAATGCTAAATATAAAATATTAGATAGTATTAAGGTGCAACGAACAAGTTACGAAAAATATGACAAGAAGCTTAACATCAGGAGTAAAGACACATCTAGCAACAAATGAAATTAAACCTGTTCATTTGATTACGATTGGCTTTGGCACACCAATAAATATTACCGATTGCGTACACGATCTCACTTCAAGTATTTCAGGTTCTAGTGTTACTTATTCATCAAGTAGTTTTTTAGTTAATATTCCATCCTATTCAGAAGAAACTGATATTAATAAATCCAGTTTAACCATCGCATTATCCGGTGCAAATCAAACCTATATTTCAATCGCTTTAGCAGAAAATATAGTAAATGATGCTGTTACTATTTATCGAGCATTTTTAGATGCTAACAATGCCATTATTGCTGATCCTTTTTTATTATATAAAGGAACAATCGAAACGTATGCTATTCAAGAAACCAATACGGATTCAGTATTAAGTTTAAATGTTGTTTCTCATTGGGCTGATTTTGAAAAGAGATCAGGAAGAAAAACAAACAATACATCCCAACAACGATTCTTTAGTGCAGATAAAGGCATGGATTTTTCAAGTGAAACTGTTTTAGATATTAAGTGGGGTAGAGCATAATGAAAGATATAATCAATTTATTTAGACTCTTTGATAAGTATGCTAATTTTTCTGATAAAGAATTAAGTAATTATTTAGCACCTAGTATTTATTATAATCAATATAAAAAACACTATCACAAAGAACAATTAATAGGATTTACAAATTGGGCATTAATATCCAATGAAGTAGAAAATAAATTTATGAAAAGTCAGCCATTACATTTAATAGATTGGAAAAGTGGAAACAATATATGGCATATTGAAACTGTGTGTACTATGAATTTACCTGAAATAATTGCTTGGACTAAAAATAATCTAGCCACTAATTATGGAATAAATCAAACAATTAAATGGGCAAGAATAGAAAACAATACAATTAAATCTATTCAAACAGTTAAATCAAAGGAGAGTTGGTTATGGGCGGTATAGTAGATGCGGCAGTAGGCCTTTATCAAGGTACTAAAAAAGTTATTTCAGCCACTAAAGCTTTTAAATTTTTAAAAGGAGCCGGAATCAACCCTTGGGTTGCTCTAGCTGTCTTTGCGATTGGCTGGTTATACTACTCAACAAGAAAACCTGAAAGTCCTGACTTTGGAGATAGCGATTTTAATAATTTTGAAAAAGGTATTTTACTCAATCATCAATCCAACGATATGTCTATTCCTGTTGTTTATGGAATTAGAAAAGTGGGTGGTACAAGAGTCTTTGTAGAAACAAGTGGAACGGATAATGAATTTTTATACATAGGGTTAGTGTTATGCGAGGGCGAAATTGAAAGTGTAGATAAAATTTATGTTGATGACAAAGAAGTTACCTGGTCAGGTGCGTTAGCAGATGATACTTTACGAACAGTAGATTCAAGCGATGGAAATTTTTATAAAGATAGTACAAGCTTAATTAGTGTTAAATGCCATTATGGAACAGATTCACAAGCACAATGCGATTTATTAGGTACATTATCCTCTTGGACTTCGAACCATCGCTTAAGGGGGTTGGCTTACATAAGTTTAAAAATGAAATGGAATCAAGATGCTTTTTCTAGCTTACCAACTATTACTGCATTAATAAAAGGAAAAAAAGTAGTAGCTTACGATGGAAGTTCAGTCGCACAAACAGCCGCACATTCAGATAATCCAGCTTGGTGCTTATTAGATTATTTAACAAACGAAAGATATGGAAAAGGAATACCCATAGCCAATATTGATATACCAAGTTTTTATACTGCTTCAGGAGTTTGCGATACCGATGTTACTGCTTATGGTGCAACAACGATTGACGCAATGGATTGTAATGCAGTTGTGGACACCTCACGCAAAGTCCTAGACAATGTTCGAGAATTAACAAAAGGTGCAAGATCATTTTTACCTTTTTCAGCCGGTAAATATAAAATGATTGTTGAAACAACAGGATCGGCTTCTATTACTTTAACCGAAGATGATATTATTGGTGGATATAGTTTAGCAAGTGAAAGCAAATCAAATAAATTTAACAGAGTTATTGTTAGTTATGTTAATCCTGATCGTAATTACCAAGTGGATGAAGTCCAATGGCCAGAGATCGATGATAGTGCTTATGCTTCAGCCGACCAACACGCAACAATGAAAGCTGCTGATGGTGGATTTTTATTAGAGGGAAGATTTGATTTTACAACCATTACAAGTCCATACCAAGCTTTAGAATTAGC